AAACACTTGATGGAACTAAATTAAAAAAAGTTTATCTTCCAGTTCCATACAATATAGGATTTCAATTAAATTTGATGACGAAGATACAAGATGATGCATTACAGGTAGTTGAGCAAATCTTACCTTTTTTCCAACCTGCATTCAATTTGACTGTTGATTTTATAGATTCCATTGGAGAAAAGAGAGATATCCCCATCGTTTTAGATAGTACATCATTTACTGACGATTATGAGGGAGATTTCTCTACAAGAAGAGTTTTAATTTATACTTTTAATTTTACGGCAAAGACATATTTGTTTGGTCCTATTGCGGACACTACAGATGGTTTAATACGCAAGGTTCAAGTAGATTATTATGCAGATACTGATACTACAACTGCAAAGAGGGAAATGAGATATACTGTTGTTCCAGATCCTATTGATGCCGAACCATACGAAGATTTTGGATTTAATGAATCAATAGAAATGTTCTTTGATGGCAAAGAATATAGTCCTACTCTACAAAAGGATATTTAAAACATTATGACAACTAGTTATGATAACTTGGATTCTGCTTTCAATATTGAAAGTAAAATTGTTGAAGTGGAACAAATAAAAGATGACTTAAGTATCACATCTGTTAAGTCAGATGATATTAAAAAAGATTATGAGTATACTCGCTCAAATTTATATTCATTAATTGAAAAGGGTCAAGAGGCAATTAATGGAATTATGGAACTTGCGGGGGAAGGTGGATCTCCAAGAGCATATGAAGTTGCAGGTCAACTTATTAAAAGTGTCGGTGATGTCACAGATAAACTCATTGATTTGCAGAAAAAATTAAAAGAAGTTGAAGAAGATAGTACTAGAACCACAACAAATGTAACAAATAATGCTGCGGTCTTCGTAGGATCGACTTCGGAATTATCAAAATTACTCAAGCAAGGTTTTCTAAATAATAAAGAGTAATTTTATTTTTATGAGTTGGTCTAAGGATTATAAAAAATCTATTGATTGTAGTAATCCCAAAGGATTTTCCCAGAAATCTCATTGTGCTGCTCGTAAAAAAAGACAAAAAGGTGAAAAAACTAAGTCAGAATCTTCATTTAACGAAATGCACGAAGTAAAGTCCCATAAAACAGTTGAGCAAATTGCAAAGAAACATCGTCTTGAAGTTTCCTTTATAAAAAAGCAACTCGAAATGGGAATTCCTATTGAGCATGAACATACAAAAGATAAGGATCTTGCTACTGACATTGCTCTTCAACATCTTGATGAAATTCCAGATTATTATACACGTTTGAAAAAAATGGAAGCAGATGCCAAAAAGCATCACAAGAAATTTAAAGATGTAAAAGAAGGAAATCTTCATAGGTGGTATCAAGATTCTAAATCAAAAGAAGGAAAACCCGGATGGGTAAATGTTGTAACTGGAGGAACTTGCGCGAGTGATGAACCTGGAGAAGGAACTCCAAAATGTGTTTCTTCTGCAAAAAGAGCAAGTATGACTCCTGCAGAAAGACGCTCTGCATCAAGAAGAAAAAAAGCGGCAGATCCAGAACAACAATCAAAGTCTGGAGCATCAAAACCAACTTATGTTTCTACCGACAAACCAGAAAAGAAAATGAACGAAGAAAAAGACATTAAAGGAAAAGGTAGTGGTAAAAAAGATGCCTGCTATAGTAAAGTAAAGTCTAGATATGATGTTTGGCCAAGTGCATATGCATCAGGAGCACTGGTTAAGTGTCGTAAAGTTGGTGCTGCTAACTGGGGAACAAAGTCAGAAGATTGTTGGGATGGATATAAGCAAGAAGGTATGAAAAAGAAAGGTAAAAAAATAGTCCCTAATTGCGTACCAGTAAAAGAGGAACAAACAATGATGAGATATTGCCCCAAATGCCAAAAAGATGAGACTCGTTCAGAGTGCAAGTATGGACCAAAATTCTGGGATATGTATTCTTTACCAGTTACTTTAGGCAAAAAATATACACCAAATACACCACATCCTGGAAACTTTCCAGAATCTTATGATCATGAACATTCAATGGCAAGATCAGAACTTTCCACAATTATCTCTGCTGCTAAGAGACTTCGTAATAAAATGAAAGGTGAGGGAAATATTGAAGCGTGGGTTCAATCAAAAATTACCAAAGCAGCAGATTATCTTGATGCTGCGGCAGATTATGTTGATAGTGGTGAAATGAAAGAGCAGGTTGCAAATACCGGTACAATGTCAGATAAAAAACCATTTGATATTGCAGTTAAAAAAATTATGGATAGAGATAGAAAGGATAAAATGACATCTACTCAAAGAATTTCTGCACTTAAACAAGCAGGAAAACTTCAGGGAGTTGATGAGCAGATGCTGCCACCTATCGATCCTGAAGCACATAAAAGATTGCAAAAAACTCAAAAATTATATAATAAAGGGACAAGCACAGATAATCCAAATGAAAAAGAAATTTTTCTAAAAAGAACTGGTCCCCAACTTCCATTAGCAAAGGCAAAATCTACTACTCAAGTTGCACATTATGAACCAGAAAATGATCTAGTTGAATATTCAAACTGGAGATCAGATTTTGGATTATCAGAAGACTGGCAAAAAGTCAATCGTAAAGACAAGACTGATGGATTAAGTCAAAAAGCAGTGAATGCTTATCGTCGTGAGAATCCAGGTTCAAAACTTCAAACGGCAGTAACTGAAAAGAATCCAACAGGTAAAAGGGCAGGTCGTCGTAAAAATTTTTGTAGTCGTATGTCTGGGATGAAGAATAAACTCACTTCTGCAAAAACTGCAAGAGATCCAGATTCAAGAATCAATAAAGCACTTCGTCGTTGGAACTGTAACTAAAATGAAATCATTTCAACAGTTTATTTCAGAAAGCATCAATATTGCTGGTGATTTCAACGGAAATCTTTATATGAATGCATCGCAACCAGAAACTACTAAAGAGTCTTTTCTTGCTGATGTAGTTTGGCAGGGAAGACTTTATCGTATGGAAGTTGAAGGTAAAATGATGGATAAAAATGAACTTGCCGAACAACTTCAGGGAGAATATCCCGGAGCAATCGTTCATAATGTTTATCCAAGTCAGTTAAATACTTCAAGAATTAAAAACGCACAACGATACAGACCAGAGAGATTATCTTGGAGTGATTGATTTATGGCACAATTTAATAAAAATGAACAGGACTTTCTGAATCAAGAAAGAACTCTTTTTGAAGTCAATATGATTGCCAATAAGAATGGCGAAGTAGTTACTATTGATAATCCATTTCCAGTTACATTTCCACCAATAGCAACCGATGCATTTGGTCGTTTAAGAACTTCAAGTCCATTAACACTTTTTGATAGTTCGCACAGATATAGAGATAATAATCTTTGGAGTGGTTTAGTTGTTGGTACTGGTTCAACAGTTGGATTTTCAACTGCACAAGGTCTGATTAATATGACTGTTGGTGTTGGAAGCACTGCATCAGTCATCAGAGAAACAACAAAAGTATTTTCATATCAACCAGGAAAATCATTACAGGTAATGAATACATTTGTAATGAATCCGGCAAAAACAAATCTTCGCCAAAGAGTAGGATACTATGGTGCAGATAATGGAATGTATTTAGAACTTGATGGAAATAATTTATATTTTGTAGAAAGAACTTATGTTCCAGGAGTTGTAACAGAAACAAGAATAGCACAAGCAGATTGGAACGTTGATACCATGCTTGGTGCTGGACATTTAAATCCATCTGGTGTCACATTAGATATTAGCAAAGCACAGATTATGTGGATGGATATTGAATGGTTAGGACTTGGAACGGTAAGAATAGGATTTGTAGTTGATGGTAAGTTTATTCACTGCCATTCATTCCATCATGCAAATCTTATCAATACAACTTATATCACAACAGCATCATTACCTTTGAGATATGAGATTGCAAATACCGGAATTACAACTAGTGATAGCACACTCAAACAAGTTTGTTCTACTGTAATTTCAGAGGGTGGTTATGAACTTCGTGGATTGCAACAAGCAGTTGGAACACCTATTCAAACACCAGTCGATTTAACAACGGCAGGAACTTATTATACAGTTCTATCAATTCGTCTCAAAGCAACACCAAATAGATTGGATGCAATTATAATTCTAACTGCACTTTCAATTCTTGGTATTACAAATAATGCAGTTTATAACTGGCAAGTAAGAGCAACAGGAACATCTGTTGGTGGAACTTGGGTCGATGCTGGTATTGATAGTTCTGTGGAATATAAAATTGATGGTGGAACTTATACTGGTGGAAGAATATTAGCATCTGGATATTTGTACGGGTCTAATCAAGGTTCAACACCAGTTGATATTCTTAAAGAGGCATTATTTAAGTTTCAGTTGGAAAGGGATGCATTAACAGGAACACCTTATGAACTTTCTCTCGTTGCTTCTTCCAATTCTAATGGTGCAGATATTCACGGGTCTATGGACTGGGAAGAAATTAGTAGGTAACAACTATGTCTGATAATATCTATTTGGGAAATCCAAACCTGAAAAGGGCAAATACACAAATACAATTCACTGAAGAACAAATCATTGAATTCTTAAAGTGTAAGGAAGATCCTGTTTATTTTGCAAAGAATTATATTAAGATTGTTTCTTTGGATCACGGTCTTGTACCTTTTGAGATGTATCCATTTCAAGAGAAACTTGTAAAGAACTTCCACGAGAATAGATTTAATATTTGTAAGATGCCCCGACAGACTGGTAAGGCATTATCTTTAGATACTCCCATTCCAACACCATTTGGTTGGACAACAATGGGAGATTTGAAAGTTGGAGATTCCATTCTTTCACCATCTGGAGATTCTGTTTCAGTAACTATGAAAACTGAAACGATGTACAATCACAATTGTTATAAAATATATTTTGATAATGGTGAGGAAATAGTTGCTGACGCA